GTAGTACGCACCGCCCTCTTCAATGTAGTACTTTAGGTTTGTTCCGAGGCCCATGTACTGTGAACCATCGAGCGCGACAAAGGGCTTGAGGGCACGACAGGTGCCTAAAAAAGTGTTTTCTGTAGCCCGCTCCCAGCCCCCTATTTTCTCGGGCACTCCAAACCGAAAACGTATTTTATCGCCATCGAACCACCCACCCTCATTAGTGTATGAGGTGGTTTCGCGATTTACGCCCGGTCTAAATTGGAGTTTTGTTAGCGGCATTTTTAGTAACTTTCTAACGCAACACGTTTCCACGTGTTTGTGGCTACGCAGACGTATATGTATGCGGTGTCATAAGCTATTTCACCTTGCGTACCGGAGGCATCCGAAGCTGGGGATTTTATAGTGTCTATTCTAAGCGTATTTCCCGTAGTCCTAAGCGTGGAAAATACACCTGTTCCGGGGGTGCTTGCGCCAATATTTGTGCCGTCAATAGCACCACCGTTGATGTCTGCGGTGGTGACGGTGGTTGTGCCTGTGGCAGTCACATCCGTAAAAGTAGCCGCCACCGCTGTGCTTGCGCCTATTACAGTGTTATCTATCGCTCCGGCGTTAATGTCTACGGTGGCTAAAGTAGCCGTCCCCGAGGTGGATAAGCTCGTAAAAGCGCCTGTTCCGGGTGTTCCTGCCCCTATATTTGTACCGTCTATTTCACCCGCATTGATGTCTACAGTAGAAAGGGCGGCTGTGCCAGAACCCGTAATGTTGGTAAATACACCGGTTGATGCAGAACTTGCACCAATCGTGGTGCCATCTATTGCGCCACCGTTTACATCAATAGCCGAAAAAGAAGATGAGCCGGTAGAAGTAATGTTGCCGGTGACATTCCCGGTTACGTTACCTGTGACATCACCCGTGACATTACCTGTCAAATTCCCGGTGACATTCCCGGTGACATTCCCGGTTACGTTACCTGTAACAGCACCTGTAATAGGTCCAGTAAAAGCTGTTGCGAGCAGGTCCGTAAAAACTTGTGTGACGGTGGCACCGGTCCCTGCTCCATCAAACTTTAAAACAACGTCTTTACCCGCAGGTATTTCAAAGTCGTTTGAGGCGCTATAGGTGCCTTGAAAAATAAGTATTGAGCGACTGCCGCTCAAAGAATTGCGGATATGTACAACTTTCTCCGCGTTGTTGGGGGTCAATTGGACGAATACCGTCCCACCTATATCGCCGCCATCTGTAAATTCGATGAATTTATTTCGGCCATTAGAGGTAGATCCATCGGTAATTGGAAGATCATTAGGGCTTCCCGAGGTTCCGGTAGAGGATAAATTGACAGAAATAACACCATCTATCGCACTATCCAAAAGATCAAAGTTTGTGTTGGTTGTGGTGCCCCATGTACCGGACTGCTCACCTGTAGCAATCTTTTCAACACCGAGATTTGTCGTATATGTACTAGGCATGATGTCCTCTCTATGCCGCTATTTCGACCCAATTAGCCGTTTGGTTAGGCGTAATATTATTCCATGTCAGGATGTTAACTTGTCCTACCCCTCCCGTGGCCTCTACGCCCGTAACGGGTACACTTATTTCTCCAGTAGCCTGTGCAACGCCTACGCTAGCAATTACTCTCAGACTGCCCGTTGTCACGGAAACGCCCGTTCCCTCTGTAACGGTTACAGCCCCCGGTGATCCAGTGGCCTCTAATCCAGTAACCGCCGCGTCAGATGTTCCTATAACTGAGGCGCTTCCCACCTGACCTGTGGAACTAACACCCGTTACTGTAACGTTGGCATCGCCAGAGACTGTCGCAGTGCCAACTGTTCCGGTAGCACTTACCCCTGTAACAGAGGCGGAACAGCCGGTTTGAACATCAATGGTGCTAATGCCGTCTTCCGCAAGCCCAGCAAAGGGTTCTTGTGAAAAGCTCAGACCGCCAAATAACGACCCTCCGAACTCCGCATTATTACCACCAACAATTCCGCTAGCCGAAACTCCCGTAACATTTGCTGTTTTTGGTAGTGTTATGGAAACAGAACCAACTGAACCCGTCGCGCTTAAACCAGTTACACTTTCCGATACACTAAAAACAAGAACGCCTACGGAAGCGGTAGCTCCAAGACCAGAAACCGATACAGCGCCCTCTGTGCTAACTGATATAACAAAGGGCTCACTGTTTTCTGCGGAAAACGGTGCTTCAGCAAAAGTGTTTTCTGTAAAAGCGCCGCCATGCTCCTCAACGGGGTTTGGCAATGCGCCTTTGGCCGAAAGGCCCGAAACATTGACGGAAACGTCGGTCATAATTTACTACTTAGCCGTCTCAATGTTCACAGTATACTACCCCCTACTCTTCTGTATTAAGAGGGTTATCTAGAATCCTTTCTATGCGCTCTTCCAAATCATCTCGCATACTTCTTAGTTCGTTGTTTATATCTCGTAGACTGTCGTTGACCCTTTCTTCAAGAGCGTAAACGTCGTCTCGAAGCTCTCTGGTAGCTTCGGCAACGGTGTCATCTGTGCTCCTTGCGATTGACTCAACAACATCTATATCCGCCTGTAGCCGATCCAACTCTCTTTCAAGAGCAGTGGTCAATGACTTAACATTACCCATCTTCGTGTCAATCACCGCTAACGCTTCGTCATAAGAGCTAAAGTCAGGTGAGACGTATTCTGTCACGGCTTGCTCAGCCGTCAGCAACCGTTGATACAACTCAAAACCACCCCACATTGCGGCTAAAATGCTACCCAAAAAAGGTATTGCCAGTAACAATTTACCGCCGGACACCTTCAGTCCCGCAAATTCTACCTCTGCCATTGTATGTCCACCAATTCCTTGTATGTCTCGGACCCACCAATTCTCAGCACACCAAAAGGATCGACCCGTGGGGCGTTGTCTGGATAAACCTGAGTGTTTTTGTAAAATTCGTCGCGGTCAGACAGGTTTACGTCCTGATATTGGCTAAAGTCGGAGTTGTTGGATATCAAGAACACAGCGACGGATTGATCTGTAAAGCCGCCTGTCTCAGAAAGCGTGTCCAATTGATTGTCAATGCTTTGCTCCACCTGCGCTTGGCTCATGGTTTTAATCGCCACAGTAGCCTTTTGAACCATTCTCTGCTCTTGAATGGTTGGCTCATCAATCTCAAACCGGCTAAGGTCAGGCGGCTGTGCGGATAAAAACTGCCCCACACTTTGCCCGGTTGCCAATGCGTCGTTAAAGTCATCCTCAAATTGCGCTTGTGATGGCGGCGTCACCTCAACAGCAACGGAGCTATTAGACTGTTGTTGAGATTGTTGTATCAACGCTTGAGAAATCTTGGTTTGATTAGTCGCCATCTGCCAGTAGTTTTCAGCGCCTGTTTGACCAACGACCTGCGCGACTTGTTGCATTGGCTTTGATTTTTGCGGCCCGCTGTTTGGCTCACTTGATTGCACTGATTGCTCTTTGGCAAGGGACAAAGCTATTCCAACTACATCGACGGCAGGTCTTACAATTGTGCGAACAGGCTCCGCGACAGGCTCTGAGCGTGTTGTTGCCGCGATCTCCACAGGCACCACTTGCTTTTCTCTGACAGGAGGTTCCACCGGCACCTCTTGCCTGACAGGCGCAATTTCTGGGACTGGACGCCTTGTAACCCTTTCGACTTCAGCAATTATTTCATCTGGCTCAGCTTGTCGTAGCTTTTTATCTTCTTTTATTGGCTCAACCTTTCTTTTCTTTTCAACGCTGGGCAAAGGATCAACGATTTCTGTTGGCTCTTCAGCCACAGGGGGCGCATCGTTTATGCGAGGCCTAGCTTCAGGAGGTGGGTCGCCAAACATTTCGGTTTCTTGAGATGTGTCTTGGTGCGCCTGCGGAGGCTCAGCCTGCTTCAGTGCTCGCGGTTTCCCAGTCCTATCGGGCTGATCAAGGTACAAAAAATCGTCAGGAGAATCGCCAAAAACAACATTTGTTGCTTGCTCGGCAAAAGTCGGAGGCGCTGGCTCTTCAACCACTACCACCTGCTGTGCGGCAAGAGCGTCCGCATAACCCGCGCAGGACGGGTCATTCAGCGGGTTTGAGCAATCAGGCAGGACAACGGGATTCGTGTTTATCGGGGTGTATATGGCAACCACAGAGGGATTTCGTACGGCTGGCCCGTAATTTCCAGCCCAGAACCCTCGGTCTATGCCGTCAATTCGCAAGCTAACTGCTTCGTAAGCCGCACTGAAATCGTACACCTCAGCACCGCTAAAGGTCTGCCATTCTTGGTTAAAATCTCTTCGATTAAAGACTTCTCGGACATCCGTGTCTCCAGCCTCGTTGCCCACTGCCAGAAACGCTTGTATTTCATCCTCAGTCCCATTGGGATCTCCGCAGTACCCCCCGATTTGATTGTTGCAGTTGTACAGGGCATCAAAGGACCAGTTCAAAGTAAGAACTTGCAGAGGATCATACACTGGTAACACACCAACCGTAGTCACATTACCCGTTTGAAAGCTATATCTGTACGTGCCCGCCGTAGCGTTGAAGGCCACGTTATTTGACGCTTCCGTTAGGCTAAGAAGGTTTTCAGAAGTTAGTGTCTGACCGTGCCCAATAACCGCGTAAAATAGAAGTAAGGCACTCGCGAGGCGCTTCATGTCACATCCGCCTTTCTGGCGTTGGCACCCGATCTGGATAGGTTTCCCACAAAACCTTAGCCTCATCGCCTATCTTCCCTTCAATCGGGCACGGTGTACCGGCATCCATCATAGAAGACCAGACCCGATAGTCTTGGCACATCAGGCTAACAGCCGCCACCCGCATACCCATGTCGTAAAGAGTCTTGCTAAGCTTAATTCGCTCGCAGTTCTTATCTCGTACAGACTTCCCAGTTGAAAACCCAAGGATCTGCGTCTGCACCGCGCCAGATATCCCGGTGGTACATAGGTCTTGGCTGTAGCTACTGCCAATCGATGGGGCTATCGCACTGGGCGGCGGCGAGTTAATGTCCTGCGTAATTCTCTGCGTCGAATCGCTGGTCGAATTGCTAGTTGAATTATTGTTGTTTGTGTTTACGTTGTTGTTGTTTGAGTTTACCTCAGACGTAGAATTACTCGTCTGATTAATGGTTGTGTCAGATGTTGACAAGCTAACACTGTTACTGTTGCTGGTGCTCGTATTCTGATTAATGTTTGTAGCAGTACTGACCGACGTGTTGTTATTGGTGTTGTTATTAGTGTTAGTGTTAGTGTTGATATTGGTGTTGTTGTTTGTTGAGTTGGTGTTGTTATAGTTTCGGATCAGCCCGTTGTAATTCGTGCTGTTGATGTTTTGATTTAGGTTGGTGTTGTTATTGATCGTGTTTGAGGTCGAGTCAATAACTGACGTATTGACGTTTGTGTTGACATTCGTGTTCGTAGACGTACCCGTATAGGTCGTCGTATTTGCGTTATTGTTGGTATTGGTGTTGGTGGACGTATTGGTAGATGACGATGTGGTATTTATATTAGTCGTCGTCTCATCCGCTAGTGAGAGAGCAGGCCACAAAAAACACGCAGTGATAATCAATAATCGTTTCATGGGATTTCCACATGACTTACGGCGTGTCATACACTTGCGTGTCTAATATCGGCCACGTTACTTCTTGTGGAAAGCTTTCCTGTTGCGGCACATCACGTAAAGCTTGCCTATACGTTGCCATGTCATCTGACATGGTTACATCAGACAAACCATAATGGTCCGTTTCAGCTAATTTTTCATCCCTAAGACTACGTCTCACCGACGCCAATTCTGCTAAACCGTTTTCTGCCTCTGCGCCCGCTAAATCTTCGACGGTTTTAGTAATTGTCCAAACGCCATCAACAAGAACCGGCTCACTTGCCTCGACCACTTTTTGCGTAAAACGATCAAAACTGGGGTCAGGTTCTACAACAACCTCGTAAACGCCCATCGATGCGAGCGTTTCGGGTTGCAATGGCTGGCTAAAAGACGTGTTTGGATTATCAGCCTTGAGTTGTGACACGGGATAAGGGTATTGAATATCCTCTCCCTGTACTTTTACCAATAACATAAAACTCTCCTAGTAAAGCGTGTGGTTTGGGAATGCCATCGGCGTGATTGTATCGCCCGTTGAATAAACATCATCCGCAATCATTCTCAAGGCGGCGGGCGCGTATTGACTACTAGTGACAGAACGAGATCCCGTTTGATTGTGCGAGAGGTACAGCTTGTTGCCTGATGACGCAAATGAAAAGCCATAAGCAGTCCCTAGCTCTTCAATAACGCTACTTGTGTTCATCGCCAGTATTTTGTTGCTGTTTGTGTCCACGATGATAACCATCGGCGTCATAGCATAATTACGGCCTGTGCCTACAGCCGCAGTCTGTCTTGTCCCTAAGCTAGAGCTACCAGAAACACAATTGACATAACACCTATACTGATCCGTGTATATATCAATGTGCTGGCTGGCAGTTCCCAAGCTCAACACGGGTCTTTCCGTTTGGGCAGAATCTCTAGTGTAAAAATTAAACTCAAATGTCATTACACCATTGCTGAGTAAAAACTCATCGTAGTGCGTTCCGATATAGCCCACGGTGTTTCCGTCGTAATATGAAGGGATGTAGCTAACCGTGTAAGATGTTCCGTTCCAAGAACTCATGGATGTGGAGAATGTCTGATTGGGATACTCCATGTTGGAGTAAGACACATCCACGTTTTGCGGATTTCTCATCTTAACCGCCCTCAGTTGATCTTTGAGGGAGATTTTGCCAGAGCAATACACCATCTTGTGCGTGTCGGCCCTAAGTAAGTCTTCGCCAAACCGCACAACAACCAACCCAGACCCTCCGGCCCCTCCTTGGTTTTGTGTGGAATTGCCCGGAGCGCCACCGCCTCCGCCGCCGCCTAAGCCATCAGTCCCAGCAGTAGGCGATCCATAACTGCCGTTGTAATAGCCGCCGTTTCCGCCGCCGCCGTTTCCGCCAGTTTTTGCATTTTGAAGGTAGCCGGGGCCACCGTGGTTGCCTGCTCCCGCTCCGCCGTAGTATTTGTTGGAGGATGACTCAATAGCCCAATAAGGGCCGTCAGGAGCGTTATTTCCCCAGCTTGCATTATTGTCATATTTAGAGCTTGCTCCGGGTGAACCGCCACCTGAATAGCCGGAGTTGTCCGCTTCAACTCGCCCTTCATCTAGGGTGCCTTTTGGATGAGTGCCGCTGTAATAACCTGTACCACCCCCCGGACTAGCGCCTCCCGTAGAGTTCCAGTTTGAGCCTCCACCCGTGCCACAACCGCCACCCCCGCCATTAACAGTCAAAAAATCACTGTCTCCGCCGGGGCCATTAATAGTGCCGCCAACGCTTGTTTCTATCTTGGACGTACTACCTGTAGCGCCTATAGAACCCCCGCTTGTTGTAGCGGCTCCAGCACCTACAGTTACGTTGTAAGTTCCTACGTCGAAGTAAACTAGTCTAGCGACAACGCCTCCGCCTCCGCCGCCACCTGCATACCCCTTATACCGTTCATCCGCGACACCCCAGTTGGTATAGTTAGATTGCGCCCCTCCACCAGAACCGCCGCCACCAACCAGCAACACGGTACACCACCCCTTTTTAGAGATGGTCAGCGTCCCGCTTGAAGTAAAAGCCTCTACGGTATCGTTGCCCACGGTGGTAGTTGAGCCGCTTGCACCGCCGCCTCTGCTCCCCTCCGCATACTCCATTGCATCCCCGCCACTTCCAGCCGCCGCTAAAAGTAGTTTGTGAGGCCCGTTACTCATTATCCTAAAGCCTGTCCCGCAACAAACCCATAATAGGTGGTGCCGCCATCAATAGTAAAAAACACAAACACATCAACGCCATTATTTGTTGCGGTAAGTGTGGGCGCTGTAGCCGCAGGCCAATCAACGCTTCCCGGCCAAGTGATTGTTCTAGCTGAACTATCTTGAATTACTTTTAGAACAAAAGCAGAAGCTCTTCCCGAAGCGGCAGGATTGCTAAAAGTGTAAGTAACATTTTCTGTAAGATCATGCTCAAAAAAATTACCGTCGCGCAGGTTAATCGTTGCCGCGTTAGAACTAGAGGTGACACTCGTAACCTCATCAATAGTTCCGTTATCAAAAGACACGACACCGTTCGCATCTGAAGTGACAATTCCTGATGCCTGAGTCAGTCCCAGTGTGTCGGGTAACTTAACGGTGTAAGTTGCCGACGCGCTGTGCGCGGGTCCTTGAACAGTGACGCCATGTGAATTGGCTTCACAATTAAACCGTATAGTTCCCGCGTTCGTGTTTCCGTATAGCTCGGTAAAGCCCGTGCCATTTGGGAACAACTGAATGTTGCCGTTAGTGTCCGTGGACTTAATTGCATTGGCGTCAATCTGGATGTTATCTACATCCAGTTCATTAGCGGTGACTTGACCTGCGGCTCCATAAATGACCGCCTTAGAATTAACTACGGTGTCTGCCGTAGAGCCGTCAAGTAAATTTAATTCAGCGGCAGTGGAAGTGACCGCGGTGTCATTTATTACAAGTTGGTTGGAACCATCTAAATACGCGGCTTTTTCGGCGGGGTATGCAATAAATACGCTTTTACTACCCGCTCCAAAATTAACGGCAGACCCACTGTTAGAGCTTTCTAGTATTGTTGTTCGCGTAAGGGTGTTGCCGCTACTAGCATAAGTACCTAACCCAACCTCAAAGGCTGAATTTGTTGTATCAACAATGGCATAGTACGTGGTGTCTGAATTTGACAAAACAGACGAAAAAGCTTGAAAGTTAGTAACAGCACCACCAAGCGATATTGCGCCCGTGCCGGTGGTCGTGGTTGTTTCTTTTACTCTGTCCTTAATTACTAGGGCCATTGTTTTCTCCGATTAACTATACAGAATCACAAACTATGCGATCCGGATGATAGCGTTAGAGGCGTCTGCTGTTGGAAAGACAACGGTAAAGTCCCCGGAACTGGAGGATTTATCGGAACCAAAATCTAAAACAACGACTGTATTTGTAGTTCCACTTCCGCTACCTGCCGTCGTGTTATAAATTAAACAGCCTCGCGCCGTTATGCTTGAAGATCCGAATGTAAGATCTGCAAAATCCGTCAACGCCGTAGTTCCCGAGGTGGTTGGAGTCACATTAGTTAATGTGCCGCCACCTGCGCTATAACCCGTTCCTGATACTTCGTTAGAAGTAGTATAGGCCGTAGTCGCGGCGTTAAAACTGGCGCTGTTGGTATACAAAGCCAGCTTATACGTATCGCCAGAGCTATTTGTAAAGTCATGTTTACCCTGAAGCAGTTCTTGCTTAAACGACGTACACATGAAGTTTCCTGAGAAGGCCATGTCATAATCTCCTGATAAGTTCAGCCAAATCTTTATGCCCCGCACAAAGCAAAGCGTTACCGACAGTTGTTCTGTCGCTCTGAACAGCCTCATTCATATAAAAAACAAGAACCGCCCGTAAATGATCTTTGTACGCGATTGCTTGATCCCGAATCGCAGGGGGTGCAGTGTCTGAAACACTGAGAAGCTTGTCTAGGCACCGTTCAGCAACCTCTTCCGGAGTGAAGCCACGATGTTGAGTGGTCTGAACTTCAACCATTCCGGGGGATAGTGTAACTCCTTCAAGCATCATTGTTTAGGCCTTATTAGCATTCCGGTCATGTATTGATCGGTCACTTCCTTAGACTCCCCAAACTGTTTCAGTCCAGCTAACGCATTTTGCAATTGAGAGGCGTACAGGCCCAATACGTCTTGTTCACCTTTCATAAAAATATAAGCTTCCAACAAACTGCCGTAAAGCAGGGCCAAAGGCGCATTCTCACTAAGCCA